ACGGGGCTTTGCCTTCCCCTTCGGTGACTTCCTGTTCCGCTGAAAACAGTATCAGGACAGACCATCCTCACGGGATGCTCTGCCCTGATACCTTGCTATTATTGCGTGAAGAACTTTTGTCCCGAAATGATCTGAACCCGGATACCATCCGTGAAATCTTCAAGCGATACTTGAATAACTATGCTCCTGTCACTGTAGCTGCGGAACCTGAAGCCTCATCGGTACAAGTTTCCCGTAAAAAACGTGGGATTCGACTTTCCACTTTCATCCGGCGCTATACAGAGAGCAAACTGGCGGATAAGCGTTGGACGGCGGATAATTTGACTACTCAGCAAGGACGACTGGAAACCTTGATAGAAATCCTGGGAGACAGGGATATCCTTCAGCTGCAACGAGATGACCTGCGATATTATCGGGATACGCTACGCAAACTTCCTCCCAACAGGAAAAAATCTCCGCTGTACAAGGGGAAAAGCATCTCGCAAATACTGGCCATGTCTCCTGCAACCACCCTCAGCATCAAAACCGTCAATGTGACTGTGGAAGCTGTCGCCAGCATGTTTGAATGGGGCATCCGTGAGGGACTGCTCACTACAAACCCTGCGAAAGCCTTGCAAATCAAGGATACACGACGAGATATCGAGTTACGAGAAGCTTTCACACAAGAGGACATCACCCTGCTCTTTTCTCCCAAGACATTCACGGAAAGCAGCGTCAAGCATCCTTCCTTCTACTGGGCTCCGCTTATTGGGCTCTATACCGGTATGCGTCTTGAGGAGATATGCCAACTGCACTGTTCAGATATCCGGCAGGAGCAGAACATCTGGTATATCGATATCAACACCGACCATCACGACAAGCGTCTCAAGAATAGAAATGCATTCCGCAAGATACCTGTACATAATGATCTGCTAGCCTATGGTTTTATCAAATATGTTGATAGGATGAAGCTGAATGGGCAGGAACGCCTTTTCCCTGAGCTGCGTAAAACTGAGAAATGTCCCAAGTATGGTCATATGGTCAGTAATTTCTTCAGTCGATATATCGAGCGTTGCGGAATCACAGGAAAAAAGAGTTTTCATTCTCTACGCCATACGTTCAGTGACTTCTTCAAACGCCTCAACCTGCATACAGATGTGTTTCGGCAGATCTTCGGTCACGAGATTCCCCACCTGGCTACACGACAATACGGGAGCGAGTTTCCTGTCAGCCAATGCTATCAGGAGATAATCAGCCATTTGGATGTACACAAAAAATGAAGGGGCTGTCCTAGCTAAGACTAGTGTTTAGCTTGTTTTACCCAATAAGTTAGCTGAGTTAGAAGTTGTTTATGGTTGCCTCCATTGAAGCGCCATTCGCATTCTTTGAGGAACCAGTAAAAGTGTTCTGGCTTGATACCGTTAAAACGACGTAAGTGTCTTTTGGCTTGATTCCAGAAATTTTCTATTCCATTGATATGATTATGGTGTTCTGCAAACTTCTGAGAATGATTGATACGATGATGATGGAATCCGTTGATATCCAAGGCGTTGTAAGCTGAAAATGTATCTGTATAGACTATACTGTCAGGTTCCACCTGTTCTTTGATGATGGGGAGAAGTGTTTCAGTACGGGCATCAGGAATGATTACTGTGTAGACTCTTTCGTTTCTCTTCAATAGACCAAAAACAGCTATTTTTCCGGCAGATCCCCGTCCTCGTTTACCTTTTCTTACACCTCCAAAGTAACTTTCATCGGCTTCTATTTCTCCGGACAGCCGATAGCTGGGGAGATGAGAAGCAATAAGACGTCGCAAGCGCATGAAATAGGATGTGGCAGTGTTACGGTTTACTCCTACCATCTCTCCGGCAGCCCTTGCCGTGGCACCGGCCACAAAAAACTTTATGAGTTCGGTCTGTTGCCGATTATTTAGTCTGCTGCGTCTTTCATACATGCCGGTATCCTAGCTCTTTTTTCTTAGCTAGGACAGCCCCAAACATAATTTCTTAAGAGTCCATATTCAGGTTTATCATATATAGAGAACGAAATATCGTCATTTATCTTAGTTGAGATTATGTTATTTTCAATATTTGTATTCAAAAATATTTTTCCAAGATAAAATTCTTCCCATGAATTAAAAACAACATCAAATCCCGTAATGGACATTTTTTGTGGAAAGCAAGTATCAAAAATAATATAACAGGCTGAAAAATAAAAAGTTTTATTAAATTCCGTTATAAATTTTCGTGAGAGAAAGCACTTGCAAAGTATTGCACACTTACCATCAGAAAAAGCTGCCCTCACATAAAAAGGCTGCATACTATCTTCACATGTAAATAATGGCTGATCACAGAAGCAATTTATGCTACCTGTGATACCATCTTCAGGAGAATATTTAATTTCTCCACCATAATAGCCTTCTACATCATCTATTTTGAAAACAGCAGACTCTGAAAAACTATCATATAAATTATATTGCTTTACTGCCAGCATAGCTTTCCCTACTGCCGCCACCCTACAAACGGGCAGCACTGTCGCCAATACGGGCAGGCATGGCCTTGGGGGCGCCTGCGTGCCCTTCCTTCTGCCTGGTCAGCAGCTCATCCTGCAACTGGATGATCTTTGCCTGCGCCGCCAGCAGCTTTTCCTGCAAGTCCTGGATCTGGCGGCTGTCGGCCACCGGCTCCCGATTCTCCCCTTCCGCCCGTGCGGCATCCACGATGTAGGTCAGCACATCGCCCCAGGTCCCGCCCGCTTCGGCGGCCATGGCTTCGGCCGCGGCCGCGATCTCCTGCAGGGGCACCGGCCTGTCCAGGGGCGTGCCGTGCCCGATGAGCATGGGGCCTTCCCCAAAATACAGCCATTGCCGCGACAGGCGCGGAAAGGCCTCCAGCATGGTGGGCAGCAGCGGCCACAGGTTGTGCTGGCGCTTGGCGCTCAGATAGGCGTGGAAGGTGCGGTACTGGACCCCGATCATCTCCGCGAATGCGGGCAGGCCGCCGAAAAATTTTCCCGCCGCCGTAACACGCTCGTATAATTCAGAATTATTTGTTCTGTTCATTTTTATCTCTGAATCTGCGTTGACAAATATGTATGAATCATACATATTTTCCCCACATACATACACATTCAATATCCCCGCCGAACAAAAAGAGGATTTTATGCAGCAGTTTATCTTAACCCCCACAGGCAGGCAAGAGCAGCGCTTCCTCAAGCTCAAGATCTGGATGCTGGAGCACGGCATCACCTTCGAATCTATTGGAAAATTCCTCGGCATATCTGGCCGTTCCGTCAGCAAGAGCTTGCGCAACGAGCGCATGCCCGTGCGGCATCACCGTGTCCTGCGCTACCGGCTGGACATCCCCGTGGAGCTCCTGCCCAGGGCCGAAGATGTGCCCACCGGCCCCAAGCCCCGTAAGCACTGATCCGCGCCATTGTCTCCGCATATCGCATTTTCGATGAATGAACCACGCAAACAATAACGAGATTTTCGCATGAACCGTCCTCCCTATCCTTCACTGACGGCCGTGGTCCACGGCATGGTCAAGGCGGCCCCCTCTGGCCTGGATGCCCGCACGGTGGCGGACCTGGTGGGCAAGCCCTACGCCACCCTGATGAGCGAGCTCTCGCAGCAGCCCGGCCACAAGCTGGGCGCGGAGCTGCTCCTGCCGCTCATGGACGTCTGCGAGAGCGATCTGCCGCTGGTCTTCCTGGCCAGGCAGCGCGGCGGTGCCTTCGTGCCCCTGCGCCTCCCTGATGGCGGGCCGGTGCAGCTTGTCACGGGCCTGAGCGTCAGCATCCGTGAGTTCGGGGAATTCGCCGTGGCGGCGGCGGAGCAGATCGCGGACGGCAAGATCACGGCGGAAGAGCTGCAGGACATGCGCCGCCTGAGCCACGAAGCCGTGGAGGCCATCATGCAGCTGGTGGCGCTGGCGGGCGAGGTCCATGACCGCCAGCTATCCCCCGAATAACAAAAAAGGCCCCGGGCGCTGGTACCGCCCGAGGCCTGAACCCTCAC